CATCAATACCAATTCGTGCTCGGGTTGCCATAATAAAGAAAGAAAAGGGTTTGAAAGGTGAACTTTAGTGATTTACCAGATTTCAGTGAAACGCTTGTGAGTTGCTTTGGTCATTCTACCTTCTGTGAGCATGTTGTCACATACTCTACAGAAAACTTGAAACTTTTCTTCACGGGTGAGAGTATCTGCATACTCACATTTTTTCATGATGCGGAGCATGTATGCTTTGGAAGTGATCATAACAATCAGTAATCGATGGTTTCGGGAGTCAGTTCAATAACTTCAACAAGTTCGGCAAAGCGATTAAATGCACCACCAGATTCATTAGTGAATGTACAAAAAAACCTGAAGGCATAGAGGGCACGGGTTTCGGGTTGTGCCAGGTGGCGGTCCCGCTCTGCCCGAATCTCTTGAATTGTGCGAGTCATGTCCCTCCCTTGATTACCCCTGTATTATAGGGCATCCTGGTGCCCTGACAACGGATGGTGGACGGTTCATCGTTTGACCACCGACACAGCTGCCTCACCCTTCTCAAAAACCACATCAACAACAGCCTGAACCTTTCGTGCCGTAGTGATACCTACCTTATCATAGACAGGCACACAAACCAGTCCAAACGTCTTCTGAGACCCACCCAGACGGATTACACGACCGATTGATTGACTGATACCAATATAATCCATGTTACGCATGAACAACACTGCCTCAAGTCCACTGACATTGATACCTTCGGACAGAATAGAGTGGTGAAGAACCACAAACTTTTTGTTAGGATCTCTGCCCCAGGCATTTAGAGTCTCAAAGAATACCTCACGATTGACTTTCTGTCCATCAATAATAGCACCAGTCTTGGCAGTAATCGTCATCCAAGAATACCCACGATCACTCAAATCCTTACAGAAACTGGACTGTGAGATAAGCAAAATAATCTGCTTGGTAGAACGAGCACAGATTAAGATTTTGTTCAGTGAATTGTCGTCAATAGTAGACAACAGGTTTTCAGAATCACGGTCGGCAATCATCTTCTTATCCTGCACCATATCCAGTTGCTTGACAACAACCTTGGGAGGAAGAATGTAACCACCCTCAACCAGTTCAGGAGCACCAACCTGACAAATTACATTACCATAAATCTCAGGCATGTTCATGCCGGGTTTTGTAACAGTGGTAGAGTGCTTAGGAGTAGCAGTAAAGAAATAACAGCGAGAAGACTCAACAGAAAAATACTCTGTCGGGCCAAAGAAATTACGCTGAACAGAGTTGTGCGCTTCATCGAAGTAAATGGTGTTTACATCAAGTTCTGCTTGTTCTAGGCGATTTAGAGAGTGATAGGTGGTGAATACAATACAGTGATCACCAGCAGTGTTGGCAACATCAACAAACAGTTTGATATTGCCGGGTTTTGTTGTACTGTAGTGATGAGTTTCACCACTGTGAACGTGCATGACATGAACATCATTGCGGTCAGTGTACTCAAGAAATTCAGAGCACAACTGTTCTGCCAACAGAATACGAGGAGCAACAATGACAAAGGTTTCGGCAGTGCCAGAATCCATGGCACTCAAAATGTCCTCAAAAATACAGGCAGTCTTACCACCACCAGTAGGAATAATAACCTGACCTTTGTTGTTGTTTAGCATGGCACTCACGGCACGTTCCTGATGCGGGCGAAGAGTGAAAGGCAACGGGTCATCTGTCGAATATGAATATATTATGCCATAAAAAAACCACCCCGTCAAGGAGTGGTGGACACCTTAAACATTGGCATATTCAATCATCATATATTCTACATTCATCGGCATCAGGTTCTACTTCACAGAAGAGTTCAAGTGCCGTGGGATCATGATGGTCACCGGCATCAATTTCTTCTTTATGATTCTCTACATAAACCTCAAGTTCATGTAGTTCTCCTTCAATATGACGACGTTGTTGAGGTGATGTTGTTGGATCTTCAAGGATTTTTTTATCAACCTCAATATGCTTTTCGACGCTTTCCATAATAGTTTTAAACGTTATGTAATATTTATTAGTATCTACGGGGAAAATTGATTACATCATCTTTATAAGGTGTTGAACCCGTAATTTTATCATCAAAATCAGGGGTTTTGTGTCCTTTTAGAAGAGAAAGGAGTTCTTTTGCCTGTTTAGCACAAGCTTCATGATACTCTAAATCTCTTTCCACACAATTTATGATTGTCTCATAGATTTCTTCTGGAGTTGCCTCTGAATTGAGAGCATCACTAATCCAATCATTCAAACTAGACAACGAATAGTTCTTGTATTCAAGTTCTGATTTGTTCAATGTGTTCCTCCATAGTTTTTGATTGCCTCTTCTAGGATACTCTCGATGTCTTTACTTGTCAAGTCATTTAACCAGTTCCAATTCTGGTCCTCTCGATCCCATTCCATACTGAATGAACCATCTTCATTCTCATGAATTTTTAAACTATCACTTTTCATCTTTTTTTAGTTTTTTACGACACTTTTTTAGTTCTTTTAGTTCAGTCTTAATCATTTGATAGGCATCCTCTGATGAGATTTTCCTTGCCATTTCCATGGCACTAATAATCTCAACTCTCGTACCAAAATGTTGGAGTGCTCGTTCAAAACAATCTAATTCTTCATACATAACTATCCCTCATCATCTTTTCTTTTTGGTAAAGGTTGCTCCATTGGAGTCAATCCAATGTTTCTTACGGTTTCCTGTTGCTTCATATACAACTTAATCCAACAACGTGCCATATCTCGTAACATATCAATGTCATCACATTCTTCAATCTGTCGTGATAACTTTTCATATTCAAACAATTTAGCCGTGCTTTGTAGTGCTATTTCATTTGGATCAAATTGATTCATCAGTTTTCCTCCTTTATGAAACAAATAGAATTGAATTTGCCATTATATCCTTCTACGGATATTTTTGTATGTGCGGTATGAACTTCTGTTCTCTCTACTGTATAACTTTTTCCTCTTTCTAATATATCATCTGGATTATCATTATTTCCCCATTTGACTTGTTCCTTACAGCAACCGATGTACTTTACTCTGTCGCCATCATGAATACGTGAGATGTGCATGTTATTTTCTAAGTGATTTTAAATATGTTAATACATTTTCACGAACCCACATGAGTTCATTATAACATCTTTGATTGTGGGCACACTGACGAAGTGAGGGATCAGGTTTGTGAACAGATTCAATGAAAATGTCAAGACCTCTGTTCCATTTGATGTCATTTGGTTCGTTGTCTTCGATTCCGTTTTGATCCCTCATTTTTGATACCTTTTTTGATAAAGTTCAGTGCCGAATCATAAGTGCGTGCTTGGTGAACAACACTTCCATTATGTATAATGGTAAACTTTTTACCACATGGAACTGCTGCCCACATACCATCATTTGTTACATAACCTAAAGGATTACCCGGTTCAGCATCGAGTAATCCTGGTTGTGGAATATGTGGTTTTAGAAACTTATTAGAACTTGGCATTTACACTCACGACAGTTGCATTAGGATTTCTTGCCAGTGCCACTTTCTTTGCATCATCATAGTTTGCGGCATGAACAGTCTCATAGAAAGTACGACCCGAAACATAGAGTTTGACTTCACAGAGCATGGGATTGTCCCTTGATTACCTCTGTATTATAGCGCATCATAGACCGGTATCTAGAGTCAGTAGACAGTTCTTAGACTGTCCCATCAACCCTAACAAAGGTATTCTACTCATATTCTGATACTTTGTCAACTTTTATCCTTATATCCAAAGAAAGATGTGATGGCATATCTTCCCCAACCATCAAAATAGTCAGAATCCTTAATACTTACTTCTCGTACTCCATGTTCTACCCATCCAGGAAATATAATCATAGAGTTATTATCACAAGGAATCTCATAATCATATTTGGGAAAATATAACTGCCCACCTTCAAACTTCTTGGGTTCCTTATAAAAATATGAAAATGCTAAAAACTGAAAACATTTGTCTGTATGTGGATCATATCCTTCTCCATCATGGTAATATCTTACTTTTGTGATATCATGATTTGATTGATTGGCAATACAACAGCAATCATGTACATCGGCAAATATATTTAAAACAGGACTATCAAATAGTTTTCTATTGACGGTCAATATATTAGATAAACTTCTATAGTTTACACCTTTATTATTAGAATAATCTTTGTAAACATTATCTAATAAAAGTGCCTTTGCACTTGTATAACCCACAACACCACCATAATCTTCTGCCTCAAGTAATTTACCAGGTTTTGTATAAAATTTAAGTTCTTCCCAGATAAGTTCCAGTTCTTCTTCTGTATAGAAATTATCTATGGTCATATGAGGAAAAGGAAACTCATCCACATATGCGGTCAATTTTTGATCATCCATAACAAAGTATTTTTTTATTTATTATATTCGTGGATCTGGAACAGTTCCATTACCAATTTCTCCACTAATAGTTCCAGTAATTTCACTATTGCTTATATATGAAGAATTTTCCCTTAATATTGCATAACCATTTTCTCCACCTGTTCCACCTTCTCCTTCAAATTGATCTCCACCTCCGGCAGAACCCTCCCCGCCGTTTCCACCCTTTTCAGTGTTTCCATCTTGTCCTCCATCTTTACCTTCA